AATGGTCAATTCTTCCGAACAACCGAACAAGGTTTCTTGCCTAAGATGTTGGAAGAAATGTATGAAGACCGCAAGAAGTTTAAGAAGCTGATGCTTTCCGCTAAACAGGAATATGAAAAAGAAACAGATGCCAATAAGAAGTATGAATTGAAAAAGAAGATTGCACGATATGACAATCTGCAACTTGCTAAAAAAGTTTCATTGAATTCAGCTTATGGTGCGATGGGTTCACAATACTTCCGATTCTATGATTTGCGTCTAGCACTTGGTGTTACTTCGGCAGGTCAACTTTCAATTCGTTGGATTGAAGAAAAGATTAATAAGTATATGAACGACTTGTTAAAAACGAATGGTGTAGATTATGTTATTGCCTCAGACACAGATTCAATTTATCTCCGTCTTGGTGAGTTGGTTGATAAAGTGTATTCAAAGAAAACGGATGTTAATCAACTTATCTCCTTCATGGACCGTGTCTGTGAAGATAAGATTCAACCATATATTGATAACTCTTATCAGGAACTTGCTACGTATGTCAACGCATATTCCCAAAAAATGCAAATGAAACGTGAAGGGTTGTCTAACAAAGGTATCTGGACAGCAAAGAAGCGGTACATTTTGAATGTATACAACAACGAAGGCGTTCAATACGCAGAGCCTCAGATGAAAGTCATGGGTCTTGAAATGGTGAAATCTTCTACTCCATCTTCCATCCGCGATAAGATGAAAGAAGTTATCAAGTTGATGGTAACTGGTACCGAAGATGATGTGCAAGAATTCATTGCCAACTTCCGCAAAGAGTTTAGAACATTGCCGATTGAAGAAATATCTTTTCCTCGTTCGGTGAATGGTTTGAAGACATACACAGACAAAGCGCAAATATATACTAAGGGTACACCGATTCATGTTAAGGGTGCGTTGCTGTATAATTACCTGTTGAATAAACATAACTTATCAAACAAGTACCCTAAGGTTCAAGAAGGTGAAAAATTAAAGTTTACATACCTGATTCAACCTAACCCAATCAATGATACGGTAATATCGTATCCAACACGCCTGCCAACTGAATTTGGACTTGACAATTACATTGATTATGAGTTACAATTTGAGAAAGCGTTTCTTGACCCAATCAAAATCATTCTTGATTGTATGAATTGGCAATCAGAGAAAACAAGTTCACTGGCAGATTTTTTCTAAAGGATAATTATGAGTTTATTGGACAAAATTAAAAAGAATTCTACGATTAAAGATAGTGCAATTCTATCTAAATCAAAATTCTTTACTGAGAAAGATATGATACCAACATCCATTCCTATGGTGAATGTTGCGTTATCTGGTAAATTAGAGGGTGGTCTAACGCCTGGTCTTACAATGTGGGCTGGTCCATCAAAGCACTTTAAGACTGCATTTAGTTTGTTGATGGCTAAATCTTACATGGACAAATACGATGAAGCAGTTCTTATCTTCTACGATTCAGAGTTTGGTACTCCGCAGTCTTATTTTGATACTTTTGGTATTGACACAGAGCGGGTGCTCCATACTCCTCTTACAGATATTGAACAACTCAAGTTTGACATAATGAAACAGTTGGAAGGTATTGAGCGAAACGATAGGGTGATGATTATCATTGATTCTATCGGTAACCTTGCATCAAAGAAAGAAATTGATGATGCACTTGAAGGTAAATCTGTTGCTGACATGAGCCGAGCGAAACAAGTTAAGAGTTTGTTCCGTATGGTTACACCTCACTTGAATCTAAAAGATATTCCAATGGTTGTTGTTAATCACACATACATGGAAATTGGAATGTTCCCGAAAGCAATTGTTGGTGGTGGTACTGGTTCATACTACTCGGCTGATAATATTTTCATCATCGGTCGCCAACAAGAAAAAGATGGCACAGAAATTACTGGCTACAATTTCATTATCAACGTTGAGAAATCACGGTATGTTAAAGAGAAGTCTAAGATTCCTGTTAGCGTATCTTATGATGGCGGTATCAACAAATGGTCTGGTTTAATTGATATTGCTCTTGAATCTGGGCATGTTATTAAACCAACAAATGGTTGGTATTGTAAAGTTGATAGAGAAACTGGAGAAATGAGCGATAAGAAACGCCTTGCTGATACCATGAATGAAGAATTTTGGGGTGAGATTCTTGCAAGCGAGGACTTCAAAGATTTTGTGAGAAAGAAATATGAAATCTCTTACGGAAACATTATGGGGCAAAATGATGTTTTGGAAGAAACCGAAGAAGTTTAAAGAAGGCGTAGACTTTAAACTTCACGACTTTGAAGATACAGATTTAACTGGCATAGAAATCCTCCGGGGTGACTATGCTGGTGTTGTATACTATTATACCTATGCATCTGTAACAGAGGAACTTAACATGGCTAAACTTAAGTTTGGATACCATGTGGTTAATTTGATGAAATATGACAAGGATGCATTGACAGAAGATGCAACTTTTGTTACAATGTTAGGTGACATACTAACAGAATTAATTTTAACGGAAAAACAAATTGAACCGACTAGAACTCTCTATTCTGAAGAATCTGATATATAATGATGAATACGCACGTAAGGTATTGCCATTCATTCAAACAGAATATTTCTCAGATAACAATGAACGAACCATCTACAATGAGATAAAAGAATTTGTAGAAAAATACAAAAATCTTCCAACTTATGAAGCACTGGTGATTAACTTTACTGAGAGCAAGAAACTCACCGAAGAACAGGTTCGCAACTCAATCCAAATTTTGAGTGATATCAAAGCGAACAAAGATGATCCAACTGATATTCAATGGCTGACTGAACACACAGAAAAGTTTTGCCAAGATAAAGCATTGTATAATGCAATCATGGAATCAGTTACAATTCTGGATGATAAGTTTGGCACCAAAGCAAAAGGTGAAATTCCAAAGATTCTTTCTGATGCTCTCGGTGTTTCATTTGATAGAAATGTTGGTCACGATTACATAAATGATTATGAAGAACGATTTGAATTCTACCATCGCAAAGAAGAACGAGTCCCCTTTGATTTGGATTTCTTTAACAAAATTACAAAAGGTGGTCTACCTAACAAGACGCTTAATATCGCTCTTGCTGGAACTGGCGTGGGAAAAAGTTTGTTCATGTGCCACATGGCTTCGGGCTGTATATCACAAGGCTTTGACGTTCTTTATATCACCATGGAAATGGCTGAGGAAAAGATTGCGGAACGCATTGATGCGAACCTCTTGAACATTAAACTTGATGACTTGCATTTGATAAGCAAAGAAGATTATGAAAAACGCTTTCAAGGTGTGAAAAACAAAACACAAGGCAAACTAATCATCAAAGAGTATCCAACTGCAAGTGCTAGTTCTATGCACTTCAGGTCTTTGTTGAATGAATTGCAATTGAAAAAGAGTTTTCGCCCAAAGATTATCTTCATTGACTATCTGAATATTTGTTCTTCATCTAGGTTGAAACAAGGTGCGAATGTAAATTCATACACTTATGTTAAAGCTATTGCAGAAGAATTGCGTGGTCTTGCTGTGGAATTTAATGTGCCAGTTGTTTCAGCTACACAAACAACAAGGTCTGGTTTCAGTAATTCCGATGTTGACTTGACTGATACCTCAGAATCTTTTGGTCTTCCTGCGACTGCTGACTTTATGTTTGCGCTAATCAATACGGAAGAATTGGAACAATTGAATCAAATCATGGTGAAACAGTTGAAAAATCGCTATAATGATCCTAGTTCAAACAAGAAGTTTGTTATTGGTGTTGATAGGGCTAAAATGAAACTGTATGATGTTGAAGATTCAGCGCAGTCTATAGTTGATTCTGGTCAGATTCCAGATGATAAGCCACTGAATACTTTTGGTAATCGTGAGAGGAAGTTCAATTCCAAGTTTGAAGGAGTCCGTGTATAAATACTCTATAAAATGGAGTATACATGGCAGGTTCAGCTAAAGTACACGGTCTTCTTCATAAGTTTAAAGACCTAGACAAATCATATGCGCTAAATTCACCAACACCAACTGAGCGTGGTGAATTAGCTGTCCTTCAACAAATTAATGGATACATCGCTAAGATTGGATCTCCAATAACTGTTGTTGCCGGTAAGCACACATTCAAAGAAATTTATGGTGCAAATAAAGTTGAAGGCACACCTAAGGCTGATATTGCTTTGGTAACATATGATGCTAAGAAAAAGAAGTTTGTAGATGTGTGTTTTATCTCTCATAAAATGGGTAGAGATGCCAGTGGATTTCAACAGTATAGCGGTATTACCACTAAAGCTGACGGTAGCAAAAATGGCTCAATATCAAAAGATAAAACACTTGTTGCTTTTTTAAAAACTTTAACTGGCTTTCACACTGCAATCGTTAATGGTAAAGAAAGATTCTTTAGAACAATAAAAGACAAAACACTTATTGGTAAAGCTGTATATGGTCCACAGTTTGGCGAAACAAAATTTGGAATAGACAATATTCATTTGATTGGCCAAGGTGATGTATCGTTTACTGCAAGAGCTGGAAAACATCATATGGTTTTTTCCGCACATGCAAGTTACAATCCAGATGTAAAAGAATTTATGCAAGCTGATTACACTTCAATTATTGGTGCAAGATATTCATCAGGAAGAAACTATGAATCTGATGGAAAAACGTATAGTAATGTTCGTGTTCTGATTATGCCAAAAAGATTGATTGGCTCAAAAGCAAAAGAAATATGAAATTCACAGAATTCTTAACAGAAGGCGCAAAGAAAGAAGGCGCCAATCTTCATCTTGAACACATTGAGGATGAAGTATTAAATCGTGGTGTTGCTGGCGCAAGAGATGCTATTGCATTCCTTCGTTCCTTGCGTGATATGCTTGCTGGTCATGCAGAATCAAAAGTTAACGTGACTACGAAATGGGATGGTGCACCTGCTGTGTTTGCTGGTATCAATCCAGACAATGGCAAATTCTTTGTTGGCACTAAAGGCGTCTTCAACGTAAATCCAAAACTGAATTACACAGATGCTGATATTGACAACAATCATCCATCAGAAGGATTGAATGCTAAACTAAAAGTTGCTTTGCGATATCTACCAAAACTGGGAATCACTGGCGTTCTTCAAGGCGATATGATGTTCGCTAAAGGCGACTTGAAGAAGCAAAGCATTGAAGGCGAATCATACATCACATTTCAACCAAACACAATCGTGTATGCTGTGCCTAGTGATAGCGCATTAGCAAGAAGTATGCTATCTGCTCAAATGGGTATTGTATTTCATACTTCATACACAGGTAAAACTTTCAATGATATGAAAGCATCTTTCAACATTGATATCAATCACTTGAAAGCAACCAAAGATGTTTGGTTCCGTGATGCTTACTTTGTTGACGCATCTGGTACTGCATCTTTCACCGAACAAGAAACTAAAGATGTTACATACTTGCTTTCGCAAGCTGGTACGATATTTCAGAAACTAAACTCAATGACATTGAATAGAATTTCCGCATCGGAGAATCTTCTTGTTCAAATTAAGACTTTCAACAATACCAAAGTGCGAGAAGGTCAAGCAATTAAAGATACTTATAAACATACACAAGAATTGATTAAGTGGGTTGAAGCTAAACTTAACAAAGAAATTCTTGATGCTAAAAAAGCAGAAACAAAATTGAAACGTCAAGCAGAGAAGAATGAGATTATGCGGTTCTATCGCAACAATGCAAGCGAATTGAAAAACATATTTGACTTAATGAACATGCTTGTAGATTCAAAGAACATGATTGTGAAGAAGTTGCAAGGTATGAAACAAGTTACAAATACATTCTTACGCACAGATGATGGCTTTAAGATTACAAATCCAGAAGGTTTTGTAGCGGTAGATAAACTAAAAGGCAATGCAGTTAAGTTGATTGATAGACTAGAGTTTGCACATGCTAACTTTAATGCCGCAAAGAATTGGAGCAAGTAATGGCCGATAAGAAATTTGACTTAACGGAGATTATGAAAGAGTATGGTGAAGATGATTTTGGATTTACCGCTACAAACGAAGAAGAATACAATTCGGTTATCGCTGAGAAAGAAGAAACTGTAGAAGAATACAAACAACGTTTACATGAAGTTGAAAAACTTGTATTACCATTTCTAACTAAACTATTGAAAACTGCTGACCAACCAATCATCAAGTGGCCAAATCGTAAAGCTACACTTGAAACTCAGATACAAAAGATATTGAATTTGACAAGAGGATGAAATGAACAATTTCAAAGAACAAGCGAAAATAAATGAAGCATCTTATGCTGGTAACATTGGCATCATGGAGTTAATTAAGTTCAAACAAAAAGCAACTCCAGAGCAAAAGAAAAAGTTTGATGAATACCTTGCCCAAAAGAAAACAAAAGAAGTTTGGGAACTTGTGCAGAAGGTTACTGGAGTACAACTACATAAAAGTGTACAAGAAGAAAAAAAAGTACCTGATGCTGACATTTTACCACCATCTGGCGCAGGTAATGATGGCACTTCTATCTTGGCAAAGAAATACAAGAAAGACACACCAGGTCAGTAAGACAGATATATATTATTAAGGAGTTTATTATGAAAGATTTGATTATCGGTGCAAGTACCGGATATACTTGGGACACTTTAAAGTATTGGGTTAACTCAATCAATCAGAGTGGCTTTGATGGTGACAAGGTTCTAGTTCTTATGAATTGTGACCGCGAGACTACAATGAAAGTAGCTGACGCAGGTTTCACAATTATAGGATTTGAACAAGATGCACAAGGCAATCTTGTGTATAAACATGAAGGAATTCCCGTTCATGTTGAGAGATTCATCCACATCTATGAACATCTATGCCGAAATGATTATCGGTATGTTATTACCACTGACGTTAAAGATGTTATCTTCCAGAAAAATCCAATTAAGTTTATTGAAGAAAACATTGGCGACAAGAATCTAATGTTTGCTTCCGAAAGCATTCTGTATAAAGATGAAGCATGGGGCAATCAAAATTTGCTTGAGACTTATGGTAAATACATCTATGATAAATTCAAAGATAATGAAATATACAACGTTGGTGTTCTAGCTGGTACTGGTTCAGCTATGCGTGATTTGTGTATCAACATCTTCACGGCGGCTATCAATCGCCCAATTCCAATCTGTGACCAATCTACATTCAACTTTATGATTTCACAGCATCCATACACAGACACATCACTCTATATGAAATCGGAAGATGGTTGGGCTTGTCAACTTGGTACGACTGGCGATCCAAGTAAGATTGAACAATTCAAGCCATATCTATTAGAGAAGACACCAATCTTTGAAGATGGCAAAGTATGGACAAGTCATGGGCACGAATTCACTATTGTTCACCAGTATGATAGAGTACCAGAATGGCGTCAGATAATTGAGAAGACATATGGTTGATGGTATCTTTTTTATTTCTTCCGCATTAAACGTCAAACAATTATCTGTTTTCTCAAATGAAGAAAGATATCAGCAGACGGTAAACACAATCAAGTCTATTGACAAGATGTGCCCAAACAATGTAAAATACATGTTTGATACATCGTATAAGATACCAGAAGCAAGTTATCTTCAAGGCATGCATGATTTAGGTGTTAAGTTTTTGTGGACTGGTTGGAATGACCAAGTGCAAAGACTATCTGAACAAGGTCAAAGAAGTTTGGCTGAAACTGTGGGCTTCATTGCAATGCTTGATAAGTTTTATACTGAAAAGGTAGAAAGCAAGAGAATTTACAAAGTCTCTGGTCGTTATTGTCTAAACGATAACTTCACCGTGGACCGAGAAGACTTCAAAGATTCTTTTGTCTTTCTACCAACAGTTGATTCATGGATGTCCAAACAACATCAAGAACATGCTGGTGTAGATAGAATATTTGAATTAAGATTGTGGCATATGGACTACAATTTGCTTGACATTTTTAGAAAAGAATTGTATAATATACTTAACGAT